TTACAATTCCAAGCTGGTAAACAGTTCTGGTATGAAGCAAGATTCCAAGCATCAGCAGTATCAGGTACTAAATCATTCTACGTAGGTTTACGTAATGGTTCAGGTACAACTGATGGTTTATGGTTTGCTAAACCAGCATCATCAACTTCTGTTAACTTAGTATCAACTGTAAACTCTACAGCTACTACTTTAGTAACTGGTGTAGCAACAGCAGCAGCAGCTACATGGCTTAACTTAGGTTTATACTTTGATGGTGTAGACTTATTAGTTTATTCAGACAATGCTTTAGTAGCTCGTGTTACAGCTCCAACAATTGGTTCAACAGGAACTACATTAACTGATGCAGTTTTAGGTCCAGTGTTTCAAATTACTCCAACAGCAACTGATACATTAACTGTTGATTTCGTTTTAGCTGCCCAAGAACTAGCAAGATAATAGGAGAATAAAATGGCTAATTCAGTCCAGACACAAATCCTAGAAGATGGAGACCGTAACGTAGTTGTTAAACTAGTAGGTATTTTAGATACTTCAGATGTATCTTTAACTACTTTATTAGATCCAGCAACTTTAGCTTCAGTCAATACTTCTGGATTAAATTCTCAAAAGGCATCAACCTTAGCAATTAAAAAAGTACTATTTGATATTGAAGATGGTCTTGCTGTTAATTTATATTGGGATGCTGATACAGATGTACCTATCTGGAGATTCACTGGTCGTGCTATGGCTAATGCAGAGTTTGTAGGTTTCTTACAAAACAATGCTGGCACTGGTAAAACTGGTAAGATCCTTTATGATACAGATGGCTATTCATCAGGTAAATTATCATTCAGTTTATTAATTGAATGTATTAAACAGTGGAGTTAACATGGAAGAAATCATAGGACTATTGTTTCATGCACGTACTATAGCACATAAGGAACATTTAAAAACTAAGAGCTTTGCTCAACACATGGCCCTTGGAACGTTCTATGAAGAAGTCATTGAGTTAGCAGACAAACTTGCAGAAGCTTATCAAGGGGATGAAGGTATTATGCCAGACATCCCTTTGTTTGCTGCACAACCTACTGACACTATTGATAACTTCTTAGTTAAACAAGTCAATATGATTGAAAAGCTACGTAAAGCTGCTTCTAGCAGAACAGCTATTCAAAACATTATTGATGAAGTTATTGGTTTATATCTTAGTACTATTTATAAATTAAGAAACTTATCATGATAATTTCCGATGCTAAAGTAAAACAAATGGAAATATCTGCTGTTATTACAAGAGCAGATGGTTCCGTTGAAGACCTTGGAACAATTCAATATTGGAACAAGAACCCTCTTAAACGTATTATATGGAGAATTAAAAAATGGCTACACTTCTAGTAAATGGTGGTAAAGCTATTGTAACCAATCGTATTCTTGGTTCTGGTACAGAGCCTAAGTATATTGCTTGGGGTACAGGAGCTGGTACGACATCTGCTACAGATACTACTTTATTTACTGAAACTGGTACTAGAGCTACAGGTACTTCAACTCAACAAACCACATCTACAACAAATGATACATATCAAGTTGTAGGTACATTAACAGCTGGTGGTACACTAGCTATTACTAATGCAGGTACGTTTGACGTTGTTACTTCAAGTTCTGGTAACTTATTTGTTAAAGGTGATTTCTCAACAATCAACTTAGCATCAGGCGACAGTATTCAGTTTACATTTAAAACACAATTTAGTTAAGATGACATGCAGCTTAACAACTCTGCTCTTAACACCGTTGTTATTAACGGTCAAATTGGTGGTAACACCTACACACAAGCTGTAAGTGCTACCTCTACTACAACAGCAAGTTTTAAAAAAGCTGCTCAAACAGCTAAGAGTGTTTTAAGTAGTACAACAGCTTCAATAGTAAAAGCATTAACTAAGACAGTGACAGCGGTTCAAACAACTGCTGTTACCGTTTTAAAATCTAGTATTAAATCTTTATCAGTTTCAGTATCAAATGTAGTTACCCTACTTAAGAAAGTAGGTAAATTAATGAGTGTTACTTCTAGTAGCACTGTAACTATTTTAAAACCTATTAGTAAGCTAATGAATGTAACCTCTAGTGTTATAGTTAGCATACTTAAATATACAGGTAAATTAGTCTTAGTAGCAGACGTAACTGCTTCTACTATTATCTTAGCCGTTAATAGGCTAGTAACTTTATTAGCATACTCTACTTCTACTTCAAGTATTAAGAGACAAACTAATAAGATTATAACAGCTACACAAGCATCTGTAGTAACTATTGTAAAAAGCATAGGTAAATTAATAACTGCAACAGTTAGTTCAACAGTATCTATATTAAGAGTATTAGCTAAAACTATATCTGCAACAGTAACTGAAACAGTTTTAATTATTAAGTCAGTTCTTTTAAGTAGATTAGTTACTTCTATTAATACGACTTCTATGTTTAAGTCTGTTAATAAGTTTATTAGAGCTACAGTTAGTTCTATAGCTACTATAACAGTTGCTCAATTTTACTTTAAAGTATTATCAGTAGTATCAACGAGTTCTGTTATTTTAGGTAAATATTGGATAAAACTCTTGACAATTACTGTAAATTGTGGTATTATATTAAGTAAGAGTATTAATAAGTATTTTAATATCTTATCTAATGTAATCATTAGTTTATTAACTAATGTAATTTCATTTATAAACTTTGACCGTAGTAAGCTAATCTATGCTGCTAGCAAAGTTAGAGAAATAGCTAAAGTTAGATTCGATACAATATTTACAGCTACCCAAAACTTAAGGGAAGTAACTATTGTTAAATTTAGAACAATATTTATTAATAAGGACAATCAAGTATGAGTGCCTCATTCTCTTACAAACTAACCACAGAGAACGAACAGTTTACCTTTGACTTCTCACCCGTGTTAGGATCAACCGAGACAATTAGTTCAGCTGCCTGTACTGTTACAGTGCAAGAAGGAACAGATTCAAACCCTAGTGCTATTAAATCTGGTAGTCCTGCTATCAGTGGGTCTAAAGTTACTCAACGACTATACAAAGGTTTAGATGGAGTAATTTATCGTATTCAAATGACAGCTACTACATCAGTAAGTAATGTTTACACTATTGTAGCAGATTTACAAGTAATAAGCCCAACTAACCTTTAGTCATGTCATATACCGCAAGATACGACAAAGGTAACTGGAAAGCCATATGTGATGTATGTGGTAGGCTTTATAAAGCTAGCATGTTACAGAAACGTTGGGATGGCCTTATGTGTTGTGATGATGATTGGGAAATCCGTCAACCACAAGACTTTGTTAAAGGTCAAGCAGATCATCAAATTGCCCCATGGTTAAGAGATGAGTCTGCTAATAACTTTATACCTTTTGACTTTACTGAGTTTTTAACTGCAATAACAAATGGTACAAACTGTACTATAGATATTAGATATATAGCGTATAACCCTATACCAAAACAACTTAACCAAACAACCATTAACGAAACAACTTTAGGATAATATTATGGCAGGATTAAATTTATTTACCAATAATGCAGCTACCACACTAGCCTCTAGTATAACTAACGTAGCTACTAGTTTAACTGTAGCAGCTGGTACTGGAGCATTATTCCCTACCTTAGCAGGTTCACAATACTTCTATTGTACTATAGCTAACAATGCTGGTACTAATGAAATTGTTAAAGTAACTGCTAGATCTACTGATACATTTACTATTGTTCGTGCTCAAGATGGTACATCAGCAGTAGCTTGGAGTTCTGGTGATAAGGTTGAACTTCGTTTAACTCGTATCGACCTTCTTAACTTCCCACAATTAGATTCTACAAATACATTTGCTACTGACCAAACTTTCTCTGGTGCTATTACAGGTAGTACTGGTATATTTAACTTAGGTTCAGGTCAATTCTATAAAGATGCTTCTGGTAATGTAGGTATTGGTACTTCAAGTCCTGGTGCAAAACTATCTATATCAGTTGGCAATTTATCAGGAACAAGTAACTCTTATGGAATTGGTATATACTCAGATAGTCCGACTAATGCTCAATTAACTAGATTAGGTTCAACTTATGCTTATAATGGAATATCTGGCACAGGAACAATGTTATATAGCTATGACACTCTTAATATCATGGCTGATACAAGCAATCCAATTAAGTTTAGTGCTGGAGCTGCAGAACGTATGCGTATTGGACCAACAGGTGAGATTGGCCTCGGTGGTGCTAACTACGGAACCTCTGGTCAAGTATTAACATCTGGTGGTAGTGGTGCTGCTGCTAGTTGGACTACTGTAACTTCTGGTTTTACTAATATGCAAGTATTTACTTCACCTGGTACATTTACAACACCTTCTACTACTACTAAAATTAAAGTGACTGTAGTGGGTGGTGGTGCTAGTGGAGGAGCAAGAATTAATCCTGCACCAGCTCCAGTAGGATCTGCCGCTGGTGGTGGTGGTGGTGGAACTGCAATTTATGTAGGTCCTATAACCGCTTCAACTCCTTATGCAATAACTGTAGGCGCTGGAGGAACAGGAGTTACTGCTACATCAATTGGAAACCCAGGAGGAACATCATCATTTGGTTCGTTAGCTTCTGCTACTGGTGGATCAGCAGGACCAAACACTGGTCCTACTTCTTTTGTTGCTGGTGGTGCAGGGGGAGCTGGAACAACAGGAACTTTACTATTAGTTGGTGGAACAGGTGGTAATGGATTAAGTGCTGCTCCTGGAGGTAGCAGTCAAAACATTGGAGGCTCTTCAGCTTTTGGTGGTGGAACAAGTGTTTCAAGCCCATCTGTAGGAAATTATGGAGGTGGTGGAGGTGGAGCGCCTACATCGCCTACTATTTCTTCTGCCGCTGGTGGTGGTGGTGTTGTAATTGTAGAATACTAATTAAAAGGAATATAAAATATGTCAAAAGAAGCATTAATAAGCCCTAGCGAACCTAGAATGACAGGTTATCGTGTTGCTCAAGTGGTTGATGAAGGGCAAACTTTTGAAGTAGGTGGATTATTTTGGGTTGAATGTGCAGATGATGTAATAGCAGATCAATTTTGGTATGATCCAAGCGATCAATTAATTAAACCATTTCCACCAGAACCTGATACAATTGATAATGAAACAGGGCAGTTAGTTTAAGTGGATCCAATAACAATATTGTCAGCGTTTGCTCCTGTGGTAATGGACTTAGGTAAGTCCCTTATTAATAAGTTTGTAGCACCTGATCAATTTAAACCTGCAACTATTGAGCAATATACTCAAATGAAGAACATTGATCTTGAGTTCTTTAAAGTAATGAATGATGCAGGGTCTGGTACTCCTAGCTACCCTTGGGTAGAAGCAGTAACTAGACTTATGAGACCAGCTATTGGTCTTATTGTATTAACTACCTGGGCATATATGCACCTTAAAGGTATGGCTACACTTGAAGTAGATAACTTTGCATCAGCAGTTGGCTTCTACTTATTTGGTGAAAGAAGTTTATTTTACATTAAAAAGAAATGAAACTTGTAACTATTGAAACGTGTAAAGCTATCTATAATATGTTTAGATACTTGCCACCTTTTAATAAGTATGAGTTACCTAGACCTTCCGAGATAGAATTTGTAATTGTACATGATCCTGAGTTATATGGGTCTTATTGTCCAGAACCTCATTGTATAACAATAAGTACTGCAAAACAAAGTCATTTACAAACCTTGCAACAAACTATGGCACATGAGATGGTGCATCTTATCTTGTATCTTCAAGGTAAAAGATATGAACTCCATAACAAAAACTTTTATAAACTAACACATGAAGTAGCCAACTTATATGGCTGGGAACCACTGGATTTATAATGATTAACCACGAACATTTATCAGAATCAACTAAACATATACTAGACTCAGTATCAGCATTTACAGCAGTAGCAAGTTTATTACAATGGCTACCTGCAATAGCTTCAGTATTTACTATAGTATGGACTGGTATTAGAATTTACGATAGATTTAAAAAGAAAACTGATTCTCAAAAGGACTAACTATGGCAGTGTCAGGAACAACAACCTTTACCGTTACTCGTGATCAGATTATTGAATCTGCATTACGTAGTTTAGCAGTACTAGAAGAAGGTGCACAACCTTCAGCTACAACAATTGAAAACTCATCTTTCTCTTTAAATCTTATTTTAAAGAAGTGGCAATCAGAAGGTATTAAACTATGGACTGTTGTTGAGTATGTGATACCTCTTGTTAATAGTCAAACTGCTTATACTATTGGACCATCATCTAATTATGATTTAAATGCTGATAAACCTTTAAGAGTTATTCAAGCATTCTTAAGAAATATGACATCTCCTACAAATGGTGTAGGTCAAATATCATTATTATCAGGAGGATCTGGTTATACGTCACAGCCTTCTAATCCTGTTTCTGTATCTGGTGGTACAGGGTCTGGTGCTACATTTAACTTAACATTCTCAGGTGGAGCTGTTACTGGTGTAGCTCTTGAATCTAATGGTGGTAACTATGCTGTAGGTGATGTTCTTACAATGTTAGGTGGATCTTATACAACACCAGCTACTATAACAGTTAATAGTCTTTATAATACATTTATCGATTTACCTATGAATCTTATCTCTCAACAAGAGTATAACATTTTAGGTAGTAAATCTTCACAAGGTACTACAAACTCTGTGTTTTATAAAGCATGGAGAGATTATGGTGAAGTTAAAGTGTTCTTAACACCTAATGCTAATACAGCTGAGTACTATGAGTTACACCTTACAGTACAACGTCCTATCATGGATATAACTAAACCTAATGAGAACTTTGACTTCCCTAGTGAATGGTTCTTAGCTCTTAAATGGGCATTAGTAGCAGAGCTTGCTTCTGACTATGAAAAGACTTTAAATGATAAGCAATACTATGAACAAAAAGCTACAGTGCTTAAGAATGAATTAATGGATTGGGATATTGAGTGGACATCTACTTACTTCCAACCAGATGTACGTGGTGGTTTTAACAGAGACTTTCATTAATGCCTATAGTTAATATACCATTATCTATGCCTTTAAGGAATAGAACTAATAGTCTTACTAAAGACTCTAAGATGGTTAACTGTTTTAAAGAAACATACCCTGATGGTAAAACTTTAGTTATTAAAAGACCAGGTAAAGCATCTTATACTATAACTCCAGCTTTACCAAGTCCTGGTCAAGGTCTATGGACTTATAATAGTAATCTATATGCAGTAGCTGGTGGGACACTATATCAGATTACTGGTGGTACAAGAGTTAGTAAAAAGACTGGTTTAAATTCTACTAATAATATTAGTTGGGTTAATACATTAGCTACTACTAGTCCACATCCTTATATGGTATTCCATGATCAAGTTAATGGATATTATCTTGATGCAACTGGTTCTGTTGTATTAATAGATGGCCAAGTAAATCAAGTTGTATTAACCAATGGTGGTTCTGGTTATCCTGCAGGTGGTGGTACATTTACTATTACAGGTTCAGGAGGTGGCTCTGGTGCCACAGGAACTTACACTACATTTAGTGGTTCTGTAACTGCTTTAACATTAACAAACCCAGGTACTGGTTATTCTGGTACTCTTACTGTAGTATTTAATAACCCGACATTTAGTGGTACTGGTAGTATTTCAACTACAACGTTAACAATTACAGCAGTTGGTTCTGGATCTTTATACTCAGGTATGACCATATCAGGAACAGGTGTTACATCTGGTACTAAGATTACAAGTCAAATAACTTCTACAGAAACAGCAAATGCTACCACAACTTATGTTAGTGGTGGTGCAGTAGGTGCAACTACAGTTGTATTATCTAGTGTTACTGGTATAGCAGTTAACCAACTTGTTACTGGTACTGGTATAGCTAATGGTAATATAGTTACAGCTGTAGATACTACTACTAAAACAGTTACAATTAGTAGTGCATTTACTACAAAAGCAACTGGTACTTATAACTTTTATAACCAAGGTTTAAGAGGTACTTATTTAGTTAGTCCTTCTCAAACTGTATCTAGTACTACAATTACTGGTGGTCCTACTGTAAACGCTTCAGCTAGTGCATCATTAAATAGTTTTCCAGCTAACCCTGTTCCAGGATTAGTATACCTAGATGGTTATGTATTTGCTATGGACCAACAAGGTCAAATATGGCAATCAGATAATGAAAACCCTACAGCATGGGGTGCTTTAAACTATACATCAGCTAAATCAGAAGCTGACAATGGTAAAGCAATTGCTCGTCACCTTAACTATATTGTAGCATTTAAAGAATGGACAGCTGACTTCTTCTTTGATGCTGGTAATGCAACAGGTTCTGTACTATCTATTAACCAATCTGCTCATATGGAAATAGGATGTGCTGATGGTAACTCTATACAAAACCCAGAACAAACTCTTATTTGGATGGGTAACGTTGTTGAGGGTGGTAGGGGTATATACATGCTTAATGGTTTAGTACCCACCAAGGTATCTACAAAGGCCGTAGAGACGTTTTTAAATGCAAGTGACCTCTCAGGTACATACTCTTGGTTATATAAGATTGCAGGCCATACTTTATATGGTTTAGTGTTAACAGATCAAAATGTAACTCTTGTGTTTGATATTCAAGAACAAGAATGGCATGTATGGACTACAAGTAAAGATAACATCGGTGGTGGTGAGAATTACTTTGAATGTTCATTTGTTACTCAGTTTCCTTATAACAGTGGTTCTTTCTATGTGTTAGATGCTGTTAATGGTTTAGTGTTTACTTTAAGTCCTACTAACTATGTAGACCCTTTTGGTCCGATTAGAATGCGTATTGTTACTGATCGTATGGATTTTAATACCTTTGCATTTAAAGTAGGCAGTGCTTTAACTATCTTTGGTGACCAGATTAATGATGTCATGCAAGTTAGACACACTGAAGATGATTATAATACATGGTCTCAATATAGAAATATTAATCTTAATTTACAAAAACCATGTTTATATCAACTAGGTAGATTTAGACGTAGAGCTTATGAGTTCTTATACACTGGAAACAATCCACTACGTTTAGAAAAAGTAGACTTTAACTTGAATGGCCGTTTGGATAACGCTCAAGAATAATTAATGCAAGTATCTATAGTTGACACAAAAGATGTAGAAGCAATATGGCCTTTAATTGAAGGCTACATGAAACGAGCAGCTAAATATACTTATGGTAGATTTGAAGCTGAGGACATTAAAGAAGGATTATTAAAGCAACCACAACAACTTTGGATTGCTTTTGATGATACAAAGATTTATGGTGCTGTAGTTACTGAAGTAACACACTACCCTAGAATGGATGCTTTAACTGTACACTTCTTAGCAGGTATTGAGTTTGAAACATGGAAAGACCCAATGCTTAAATTAGTGCAACAGTTTGGTAAAGATAATGGTTGCAAATTAATTGATAGCTATGGACGTCCTGGATGGGAAAGAGTATGGGCTAACTATGGTTATACTAAACGATTTATATTTTACGAATTACCTTTGGAGAATTAACAATGATAAACTTATTTAATTGGGTAACTACTTTAGTAGAATCCTTTACATTCTATGGTGGAGGTAAAGGTGGAGGTGGTTCGTCTTCTAGTTCACAACCTGTAGATTTCTTTGGTAAAGATGCTAGAGCTCCTTATGCTAATTTATTAGCACAATTATTAGGTGTAGGTGGTACTGGTGGTGGTTATGGTGCTACTCAAGGTTACTATACAAATGGAAGTGGTAGTTCTTATAGTGATCCTAATGGTGGTCATTGGGAATCTAGATCTAATGGTTTTGGTTTAAGTAACCAGGTATGGGTACCTAATAGTAGAGGTGGTAGAAATAGAAACACAACTCCAAGTACTTATGTCCCTGGTACTCCTGGTATGTCATTAACTGACTTTGTTAAGGCACAACCTGGTTTTCAATTCCAATATGGTCAAGGATTAGATGCTCTTAATAGACAGTTTGCATCTACTGGTGTAGGACAAACAGGTGCTCAAGATGTAGCATTACAAGGTTATGGTAACCAATATGCAGCAAACTCAATGCAACAACTTATTAGTAACTTAATGGGCCCTGCTGGTGTTTCAATGATTGGTAATACTTCTACATCACAATCAACAGGTGCAAGTCCAATTCCTGGTATGATTGGTACAATTGGTGCTGCAATTATTTCTGATAGAAATCTTAAAACTAACATTAAACATATTAATACTATTAATGGTATTAAGATTTATAGCTTTAATTATATTTGGTCATATATTAAATCTATTGGTGTTATGGCACAAGACCTTCTTGAGATGCCTGAATATAAACATGCAGTACATACAACTAACACAGGTTATGTTGTAGACTACTCTAAACTACCTATTTAATTAAGGAATAATTATGGCACAAACATTTGGTGAAGGCTGGGCACAAGGGCTTCAAATTGCTAACTTAATGAATCAACGAAGACTTGATCAGTCTATTGATGCAGCAGGTAAATCAGTTCAAGAAGAGATGGCTAAAGAGAAAGAGCTTAAGACTCAACAAGACTTAGCTCAACAAGAGCTTTTTGCTAGAGCTAATGCTCCTAAACAACAAGAAACTCCTAGCATCTATCAACAAGGTGACTCATTAGGTTTACAAGGTTATCAAACTGGTAACAAGCCTATACAAACTACAGTGCAAACAGCACCTTCTGGATATCAAACTAGAGATACAGGTACTGAGAATGATTTGTCTCCTGGTGGCTTAGAGTATCCATCTGCTAACCCTGCTACAGAACAAACATTAGTAGGTAACTATGGAACTACTGGTTACTTTAAAGGTGAAAAACCTACACTAGAAGATAAGTCTATGATGCAGAAAGATCAACAAAGACCCTTCAACGGTCCTCAAGATCAATCTGTACTAGACTTAGCTCAAGTACCTGCTAATAAACCTGAGGCTACTAAAGAAGCTACATCACCTAAAATACTAGATACTTTAAATAATCAAGTTACTGCTGCTGATAGAGCTAAAGAATCTTATGATTATAATATGAGAGTTATTCAAAAGCTTCAACAAGGTGGTAATGCTAGAGCAGCTTTAGAGTATCAAAATAAAGTAGTTACTTCAGAACTTACCTTAGCTCAAGCTGATCATATGAAGTTTACTACTACTGCTGCCTTAGCAAAACAAGTTGGTAGTATGGCTGACAATGCTTTAGAACTTATTCAACAGCCTGGTGCTGATGTTAATAAAATTTATTATGACACTATGACTCGTGCTAAACAAGATCTTGGTTACACTGGTAAAGTAGAGTTTAGTTTAGATCCTAGAGAGAACATTAAGACTTTACAAAGACTTCAAAAGGATGCCTTAACTACAGCTGAGAAGTCTGAACTTGGTATTAAACAAGCAGTAGCTACTCAAAAGAATGTAATGGATCAAGCAGAACTTGCTATTAAACAAGATAAATTAACTCTTGATAAGATTAATACAGGTATTGCTATGAATAAAGAAAGTCGTGAAGCAGCTACAGCAAGCTTTAATCGTTTAGCTGAGAACGTTAAACTTCAATTCCAAGCTCTTAATAGTATTAACTCTGTGATGGATGAAGACTACAAGAAAGCTTTAAAACCTAGCTATGACGCTAACTTAAAAGCTCTTCAACAGTATTCTAAAACATTAAATGTTCCAATGCCTAACATTGCAGTTGGTACTCCAGGTAATACTTTTGCAGGTACTAAACCTGTACCAACAGCTATACCAACTCCTGCTGCTACCCCAGCATCTCCTAATGCTCAACCAGTGAATAATGCATTCCCTGCTGATGTATTACAAGAAGCTGGTGTTAATAGTGAAGCAGGTGGTTATGAACCCCCTGTAGCTAAGACTCCTGCTCAAACAGCACAAGAAGCTAAAACACGTGCTGCTACTAAAGAGAACATTAAAGCTCAGATTGATGCATTACAAGAGTCTACTAAGTCTGCTCCAGAACGTGGTGCAAGTGCTACTATGAGAGTTGCTAAAGCTGGTTATAAAGCTACTGCTAAAACAGTTAATGAAGCAAGTAAAGCAATATCTGATTGGGCTGTTGGTAAAGATCAAGCAGAAGTTAAAGCTAAAATATTAGAACTTCAAAAACAACTAGACTCTCTTAAATAGATGGCAACAACAACTAAGCTAGATGAATCACCTTTCTTAAGTGAGGGTGAGGCTTTTACTAAAGATAAGCTTATTGAGTTTATCAAAGAACGAGAATCCTTTAGTGCAAAAGCATACAAAGATGGAGATCATTACTCTATAGGGTATGGTACAAAAGCATCTGGCCCTGATGAAACTATATCTAAAAAGGTAGCGGAACAACGTCTACTTCAAGATATTGACACTCGTGAGAAGTTTGTTCGTAACTTTGCTAAAGCTAAAGGTTATGATTGGAATGATTCACAAGTTAATAGTTTAGTTGACTTCCATTATAATACTGGTCAAAAGAACTTCTTAGCACTTACTGATAACGGTAAACGTTCTAATGAAGAGATTGCTGCTAAACTTCCAGAGTATAATCAAGTTGATGGTAAGTTTAATCAAGGTATTCAAAACCGTAGATTCCAAAATCAATTAGCATTTAGTACACCTGCTGAGACTAACTCATTAGAAACCTTTGCTGGTGCTCCAGCTCAAGAACAACCTCCAGTTGTTTCTAAAACTACACCTCAACCTGAACCTACACAAGTAGCTTCTGATCAATCTGTATTTACTAAGACTCCACCTATTCAAGTAGCAGCTAATACAAATCCTAATGTAGCTAGTGATGTACCTACACCAATGGTAGATACTACTAGTAACTTACAAGTACCACAATCTACAGCTCAACAGTTTGGTTACGATCCTAACAAGTTTAAGTTTAATCAACCACAACAAGCTGCACCTGCTCCTACAGGAGAGTCCCCATTAGATAAAGATTTTAATGGTAATGTATACAAAGCTCTTATGAAAAACAACGATAAGAAGCTAGCTCAAAGTTACTTTGATAACATTAGTTCTTTTGTAAACAATGGTAAGCTACCATCTAAAGAGTTTAATGGTGAAGTCTATAAGAACTTAATGGCTTATGGTGAGAAAGACCTAGCTCAGAAGTATTATAATGGTATGACTAGTATCTATGGACAACAACAACCACAAGTACCTCAAGGTCAAGCTGCCCCTGAAACACCTCCAGCAGAACCAGTAAAAGAACAAGGTGCTTTAAGAGTACTAGGTCAAACAGCTTTAAAAGAAGTTATACCTACTGGCATTGGTTACGGAGTATCAGAGATTGTTGGAGCTGCCTTAGCACCTGAAACTGGTGGTGCCTCTTTAGCTTTAGTACCTTTAATGGTTAATCTTGGTGCACGTATTGGTTCTTTCATAGGAGCCCATGCAGGTGGTAGTGCTATTCAAAAGAATTTACTTCCAGAATCAGTTAACAAAACCCTAGAACAAGGTGAAGCACAACATCCTACAGCAGCTATGGTAGGTGGTTTCTTACCCTTTGGTTTATATGGTGGCTTTGGTTTATCAACAGCTGCTCGTAAACAAATAGGTGAAGCTTATGACTTAGCTAAAGCTGGTGACTATTCTAAGATTAAATCATTAAAAACATATTCAGAACCTTTAATACAAGCTGGTTTTGGTGCTGGTATTGAGGGTGTATCACAAGCAGTACAAGGTGAGTTTGATCCATCACGTATCTTAATTAGTGGTATGATGATGCCATTAGTAAGTGGTGACAAGACTCGTCTTGGTAAATCTTTATCATTTGAAAACGTAAACTTTAAACCTAAAGAATCAGCAGAATCTATTATTAATAGGATTTCAAAGAGTGAATTCTTTGTACCTAAACAAGTAGATGATATACCTATTATAAACCTTGATAAGGAGACTAAAGGTGAATATGCAACTAGACATGGAATTCCTGAAACTGAAGTTGATACTCATAAAGCTAATGAAGACTCTGTAAGAATTAAAGAGATTAACAATGTCCCTACAATGGAAGTAGACAATGCTAGTGTTATTAAAGAGTTTGCTACTAAAGCTTGGACTAAACTATATAATCTCCCAGAGAATACATTTAAAGACTATCAGTCTTATTTAGACTTTAAGATTCAAAGAACTAAGATTGAACATCAAGAACCTGAAAGTGCATTCCATCAAAAGAATGCAGAATCTTTAGCAGCAGCTGAACAAGAGTCTTTTGATAGAAGACAAAACTATTATAATACTGTAAATAATCTTCAATCTGAAATTGATGGTCTTAAAGTATTACATGATAGTGAAACTATTCCTAGTGAAAAAGCTGATATCTTATCTGAAATTAAGAAAAAAGAAGAAGCTCTTGCTGAAATAAAATTAACTAATGAGCCTCCAGAAGCTAGGATTTCTCATAAAGAGTTCTTAACTAGTGAGGATACACACAATGTATTAACAGGTGCTCAAACTATTGGAGAAGCTTTAGATCGTTTAGTAGAGGGTAACCTAGGTAACCCTGTTGAAAAAGCTTTATTTAAACTTCTTAGGTCTAATAAATACATTAGTGAAATACCTTTAAACCTTAACCCACTTAAAGAAGTAATGGATGAACAAGGTTATCTTATCCCTGGTTTTTATAATAGGAAAAAGATTGGTGAAGGTTTATTTGATGAGGGTAGCTTACACCTTAACAAACATGCTAACTTACATACATTTGGTCATGAAGTAATTCATGCAGCTACTCTTAATGCAATGGACCATGATCCTGAGTTTGCTAAACAAATGGATGATTTCTTTGAGAAGCTTAAAGCAACAGCAAAAGAAGAAGAGAAGTGGGAAAGTAACACTGATAAGTCTTGGTATGGTTTAGCTGACGCTAGAGAAATGATCTCTGAAGCTTTCTCTAATCCTGAGTTCCAAAGATGGATGAGTGATAGACCACCATTACTAGAGACTAAAGCTCCTAGTGCTTGGCAAGAGTTTAAAGATATAATTAAAGAATACCTTGGTAATGGTAAAGCTAATACACAAACTGCATTAGATCAACTCATAGATCTTACACATCAGAATCTATCTAAAGACCAGAAGTTTGGTGACTTTACTAGAAAAGGTAAACCATCAGAACTTAAGTTTAAAGATAGTTCATATCAGTCTTATTTAAATGAGAGTGCTATGGAACAAGCTTCTGTTAATCCATTCTTTAATTTAGATAACTTAGGATTACCTCCTATGCCAACTAATGAAAAAGAATTGGCAGATGGTGCATTTATCTCAGCTAATGCTAAGATGATTGACAACATTAGAGGTATCAAACTATACCAAATAGCAATGACTGAGGGTTTAACTCCTGAAATGCAAAACAATATTAGAATGCATTTAGAAGGAGTACCAGGTGCTACATTAACTAAAGCAGAACAAGCTCTTTTTGATAAGTATTATCAACCTTTAATTAGTGAACTTACTAAAGCATACGACTATTTAAAAACAATTAATCCTGATCTTGCACATCAATTAGGTGAGATGAGAGATGGTAAACTATTCTTTAATAGAATGATGAACCCATTAACTCGTGAACAAATTAGAGCTATGCAAGAGAATGGTACTATAGAAAACCCTAACTTCTTTGGTAAGATTAAGAATGCTTTTGCTGAGATTGGTGGTAAACTAGAGGGTGGTTTTGATCCTAACTTAGGTAAACTATCTAGTGCTTCTAAGACTCGTTCATTCTGGGTTGTTGAAGGTAGAGATGGTGGACGTGAGGTAGTTCAAATTTCTAAAGATGGTAAGATATTTAAATGGGATAATCAAAAGGCTACCCTTATTGGTAGAATGCCAGCACGTGAACAGATGTTACGTGAAGGTGATACATTCTTTGGTGGTAAGTTAGCTCAAGGTACTATTGAAGAGATTGAACAACATGCACCAGTAACTTATAATAAAAACTCATTTGCAGTGCTAATTCAAAAGATGAATGAAGCTCGTGAAGAGGTTCGTCAAGATGCATACCTTAGAGAGCTAATGGCATCTCCTTTAATGAAAGACATTGCCTTACCTACTCATGTAGATAATAAACTACAAGAAGTACCTGAAGGTTACACTGTACCTAAGAATGTACAGAAGTACCCACCTTTAGCTGGTTATATGTTCCCTGTTCGTGTATCTAACATTATCAATGACTTTGCTAAAGTATGGGATCCTACAGTATTAACTAACTTAACTAACATCATTGTTAAGAATATGATGGTTAACCCTATTGCCCACATGTTAAACGAAGCATTCCACTTATTTAATGCTCGTGGTTTAACTGGTTGGGTAACTCCTGGTGGTATTGCAAGATTCCAGAAGTATGGTAAAGAAGCTATTAATGATGTAGTTAACCTATCAGATTTCTATGAAGAGACTATTAGACTAGGTGGTGCTTTACTTGCACCTAATACAAGAGCTTCTGCTTTCCAAGAAGCATTATTTGGTAAAGGTTTAAATGAATTTTCTAAGACTGGAGAGTTTAAAGAACTAGCTAATGATATGGGTGTATCTCTTAAACAGCTATACAATAACATATCTAATCAATCTAACAGAGCTATGTGGATTACTCGTGATATTATGTACATGCAATATCTCAGAGAGATAATGGAAACTAAAGGATTAACACACCCTGAAGCTATTCAATATGCAGAACGACATATGCCTAACTATAGACTTCCATCAATGATTGGTGAAAAGGTTGTTGGTGAAAACTTAGGTAGAGGTTTAAGTTATATCATGCAAAACCCTAACATCTCAGTGTTTAGTAGATACCATTATGGTATGGTTAAATCTTTAGTAAACATGGTACGTGAAGTTGGTGCTATTAAAGATGGTGCAGCTGGTGTTAAAGAGTTTAAACAAGGTGTAGACTCTGCTGCGGCTGTAGCTGTTGCATTAGCAGTTATGTATCCAATGATGGACATGATGGCTAAATCAATGACTGACAATGACAATGCTAAGTTTAGACGTGCTGGTCCTTACCACTTAATCCATTCTATGGAAGATGTAGTATCAGGTGCTAAGTCTCCTGCGGCTGCTATGAACTCTGTATTTACATTTAATCCAGCATTAAGTGGCTTAGTGCAACTTGGTATGAATACTAACTGGTATAGTGGTCAACCTATATTTAACCCACAAAGTGATCCTGTAACCTTAGCTTCTGACCTTGCTCGTTATGCTGGTATGCAATTACCAATGGCTAGCCAAACATTACGTGCTCAAACTGATAAATCAGGTGAGGGTATGGCTGCTATGGGTGCTAGACAAATTGATATTGAAGCTCCAACATCTGCTCAGTTTGTATCTGCTGAGAAACGTAAACGTGAAGCTGCTAAAGATGCACTTAGACGTAACTTAGAAAGACAACTTAGAGGATTCTAATGGCTACTTTAATATCCCCTATACCTAATCAACCTGTAAGTGATGCCCATGAATGGCGTGATTGGTTCTTTAATATAGGACAGAACATTAATACTGGTGGCATTGTACGCTGGGATAACATTATATTTGATGGGTCTAATATAACTAGTATTGTTAATAGACGACATAATGACTTACAAGGATTACAAGGTGGTGGTAATAGTGGTACTGAATACTACCATTTAAGTGCTACTGATTATGCTGGTTTAACTAATTATACAAACGTTGTTAGTTCTATAACCGTTACAGCTAGCCCTTTTACATATCAAAACACTACAGGATATAATGCAGATATTATTGTAAACGGAGGTACTGTTTCTTTAGTTCAATTCTCAAGAGATAACTCTACTTATTATACTACAGCTGCAGCCACTAATACTATATTAAGACTAAGTCCTAATGATTATGTTAAAGTAACTTATAGTGTAGCACCAACTATGGTAACAGTACCAAGATAATGAAACTAATACTTAAAAGATTTGAGTACGCTAAAACATATACAGTAGGTAAACTATATGTTAATGGTACATTTTATTGTTATACTTTAGAAGATACGGTTAGACCTAAAGGAGAGAAGATAGATGGACAAACAGCTATTCCTACTGGCACTTATTCTGTCATCATTGATGTTTCTAATCGTTTTAAGCGCAGACTACCTCATGTCTTAAGTGTTCCTGGGTTTGAAGGTGTACGTATTCATACAGGAAACTCAAGTGCTGATACTGAAGGATGTATATTGGTAGGTACTACTTGGGCAGGGAAAGATTTTATTGGTAATTCTAAGATTGCTTTTGATCCATTGTTTGCTAAGATGGAATTAGAAAAGACTATAGAGCTTACAATAGAATAAAAAAAGGGGAGCATTGCACTCCCCCTACTACAGATTAGCCCTTCAGAAAGGCTAGAACTTCGTCAAAGTTTGCAAAGATTGCAATCTTGTTATCCTGTGTTTTGGTTAGGACATCAAGTTTTGTTGCATTGACGATATAACCATTTGATACTTTATTAATTTGCACGCCATCGTAGTTCATACTATCTCCTTTGTTAAAATGAAATTACTACTCTAAATATGAGAAGTTCTAAGACTAAGTAGGTACCGTCATCATCTAGTTCAGGCATATATTTAGTCTCAACTATCTCAAACCCTAGTGATACACCGCATATTGGTTTAATTGATACTTCCATTATGCTATCTCACATGTATTACCAACACATGCTAAGGTTTGACTACCCTCAGTATTATCATCCTTTTCAATAAGATCTTCCCAGTTAATATCACCAGGCATCTTGGATGCTAATTCTTTGTATTGTTCTTCATTAATGTCCTCATATGGTGCTTGTTGATACGTATGATTTGAATGAGGAAGGAAGCTAATACCACTTACTTCATCAAAGTGTTTCCATACCCATGCACCAACTTCAGGCCACTCTTCATCTGTCACTGTAATAGTAACAGAAGGTTTGTGCTCACACCAATGACGTTGGTAGACTAACCATAAGTTTAATTGCTCAATAGCAGTCATGTCATTACGTGTTATAGCACCTTTAGGGGCTTTCATCGGAAAGCTGAACACAGCTGTCGAATCAGGCCTAAATACTTCGTCTTCCACTGGGAAGCCTTTTTCCTTAAGGAACGTGTATACAGGATCCTTTTTATCAATCCGTACCCTTCGTATATAAAAAGTATTGTGTCTAGCATGAATGCCGCTAGCACTATCCACCAACTGGGAGACGGTACCTGAGGGTTTAACACAAGTGATAGAAGCAGAAGGAGGTATACCAAGCTCCTTAGAAAGTTGTTTGTTTGTTTCTCTCGCTGCATCACGCAACTCCTCTAATAGTAATGGATCAGGATTGTTAGTTACTTTACAATCCATAATACCTGTTAATGATACTCCTAATAAGCGTTCTTCTTCAGTGTTCTTTTTCCATTCTTCAGATAAGAATTGGAAGTCTATTAGTGTCGACTGAATGGTACCCAAGATGGTAGCCAACTTAACCTTTTTAAGTAAGGAATCTCTGGTATCTTTTTCCCGTACAACCACTTCTGTAAGATTGCAGAACTGTTTATCACGGAGGATAATTTCTGAACATGGATTGGTTCCGTAGCTGAGAGACGGATCACGTCTTCCCCACTTTGCTGCTTGATTTTGAGAAGCAACACGATTAAATATTCCTCGTTCACCTGACTTGGACTTAACCAAACTAACCCATTCTTCCATGAAAGTTTCACTATCTGGTTTCTCAGTATAGGCCACCGAGTTGTTGGCAAGGCCTCTATATGGATGATCATTATACCACGCTCCCATTTTAGCTTCACGCATTCTGCGATCTGTTAAGTTACTTAAAGAGATTAGAGCAGAACGTCTTACACCACCTACTACAACAATCTCACCAATCATACACATAATATCGTGTACTTCTAAAGAGTTTAGTTTTCTACCCGCTGCACTCTTACATACTCCGATAGTAAATTCAAACAACTTACGCAATGGTTCAGGACCCGATGCTCTTCCACCAAAGGTTTTGAGTCTAGCCCCAGCTGGACGGACTTTTGAGTAGTCAACTCTCGGAATGTCTCCTTCCCACAATGATGACAATAGCTTTTTAAAGGCTTTAGCCCATCCGAGTTTTGAGTCTCCAACTGCAATGACATCATCTACCTCCTTAAAGGATGTTGGTAGTGCTGGTAGTTTATCAATCTCTTGACGTTCACATGAGAACCCAACACCAGTACCATTCATTAGAATATATAGAGCTTCAGAGAAAGCTCGTTTGTTATTAATAGCTAGGTAAGAACAGTTATAAGCAGAGATGTTATCTCGTTCTACTGCTTCACCTGCAGTCATTAATAGACGCATAGAAGGCATAACTTCTAGGTCTATAATAGATTGTTTTAAATCATCCCAAGGTATAGACTTAGCAGTAGCTTTAGTCTTTAAATAAGACACAAGTCTATCAACAGTTTCTTCCCAAGACTCACGTCTTTGTTCAGCCTCAATATATCTAGCATATCGAGACTTATGTATAAACTTACTGTAGTTCGTCAGTTTCGTAGTCATCGTTAATTTCTTTCTGAAGTTTATCGTAGTTATCTTCTATAAGATCAGCAAATCGTTCTACTAAATCGTAAGAAGTAATGTTAAGCAACTCTAGAAGAGTTATCTCATCTAGTCTATCCGCAAGTCGTTCTTTCAACTCTTCTAAAGTTAATTGCATATTATGATTTCAATTCTTTTAATAGTTCTACATAGTGGATAACTTTATCAAGATCTTCCACACCACCTTTGTCTTGCCATCGACAGATATATTTAATAATATTACCTTCAATATAAGGTATATTGTTTTTAGTAATAAATTCAACAGGTTGTATTACATACTTCTTGTAATGTGTACCTGCTACTTGTTTTTCTATAGCTTTTTTTAGTTCTGGAAATTTACTCATACTATTATTATACCATCCTTTTTAAACATTTACAAGCTTCATAGAACCTTTTTCTTTAAGGTTCTTATTATCCCTAAACCAATTACCACAAGCACGACATTGATATCGTTGGTATTTACCTGCCGCAGTCATGTTATAACCACGTCGTTGGAAGTTTTTAGATGCACATGTAGGGCAACATAAGTCTGTACCTTCAACTAAGTTACGGTTAAGGTGATTTTTAATCCAAGGTTTAAAACGTTCATAAACCTTTTCTAGAAGGATAACATCGTTCTTGTTATACTCTTCCATTAACTTCCAAGCTTTAGGGATACCCGCCATACATTGTACCCATAGTTCATGACCACTATGTTCAGTCTTTTTACCGAGTCCTAGCTGTTGTGCTACATAGTCTAGTTTGTTAGATACAAATCTAAACCTACCCTTAGCTACAGTTAGTAAGTCAATTTCTTTAAAAGGAGCTGGAGGAAACATTCCATGAAGCAGAAACTCCTTGTTCAGAGATGGGATGTCAAACCTCTTGCCATTATAATGTATGACAGCATCCGCTTCATCTAAAAGTTTATGAATGCCCTCCAGCATTTTCTTGTCACCAGACTTTTTAACAGAGTCAAACATCATCTTCTTGTCACCTAGCCATTTAGCTGCATAACACATAACATAAGATGATTCTTGTAATTGATTGATACCAATGTTCTGATCCCAAATACCCCACACGTGTGCTACGTTTGGTGCCATTTCAATATCTAATAGTAATATTTTACTCATTCTATCTCCTATTTAAAGTATGGACCGACCATCCATGTTACTACTGTATATCGTTTACCTTTTGTTACTGGTTCTACACCATGCACCATAAAAGAAGGGAATACAATTATATCACCTTTCTCTTGTGGTGGGTAAATCTTTTCATGGCTATTCATAATATAAAACTTACCACCTTCAAAGTCATCATTAAGAATAGCTAGTGCTGTTAGTTTACGAGTTTCATTTCCTAATTGATGGAAAGTATCAACATGTGCTTCATACTTACCATTAACATCATACATAAGAAACTCTGTTTGATTAGAATGTGTTACATTATATTGCCAAAATTGATGGTTTATATTTAAAGCAGTTGATGTTAATGTAGCACCAATACCTTGATTCATTGGTAAAGGAAGTCTTAATACATTTCTAATGTCAAGATTAATGTTTACATTAGGATCTCTACCATCACCAATAAAAGGTTGTTCTTTTTCTACTTCATCTTTAGAATACTCTTTAATAAGATTATCACAAAATGAATTAGATACAGCGTTTTTCATTACATAGCATACATCAAATTGCTGTACTTGTGTATTAGTTTTACTGATACCTAATGATTCACGCTTGTCATATTTCCATTCAGCATGAGGACCATCTTGATCTACATAGTGTAAGAATACTTGGGCTTGCCACTTACCTTCAGTATAAGGTTCACGCCAATGGTATTTATCCATACCACGATACATAACAGCATCCCCAACTTCCATTTTAATTTCAGATGAATTTGATTTATCTTCATTGTCACCCATGTAAATAGGCCATACATCACCCTCAAACCCTAATGTAAGAGTAGCACTAATTTCACATGCAGGACGATCACGATGATTCTTTAGTTCTTCACCTTGAGTATCATATAACCTAGCGTATGAGTATGTAGGGAATAGTTTAAGTCCACTAGCTTTTTCAAAGTAAGGTGTAAGGTATTCAAGTAGTCTATCAAAAGCTTCTGCACCATGTACTGCTTGAGACAAAGGACATTGTGGATCATTAACTGTTTTGTTTTCTGCAACTAAACGTTTAAGTTCAGTAGTAAGTTCTTCACAAGTATGTTTAGGTAAGAAATCTTTTAAATGTACATACTTATGATCTTTAAACAATTCTACTGTATTCATTTCTTTATCCTTTGCTTTTTCTCTTTTAGAGTTTTCTTGTCGTGGCATTCTTTGCACAAGACTTGCAAGTTTTCTTTGCCACAATACAGTCTTTCAATGAAGTCATCCCAAGATGTAAACCCAACTTTAACATCAACCACTGGTTTGATATGATCAACTTGTACTTGTTTAGCAGGGTATTCACCTTTACACTTTTTACATTTATAGTGCATACCCATGCGTTTAGTAAGTTCGTTAATCTTCTTACCAGTTTGTGCTTCCTTAAGCGTTTCGTATTTAGGAGGCCAACGTCTGTATCCGCCCCGCAACACGGACGTAATAAATCCTTTAATTCTGCCATCAGTCCACTCCATTATAATGTAGGTTCCGTTTTATAAGTATTGTCTATCTTAGGATTAGTAAGAAAGACATTAGCAGGAAATCTGCTTTTGTCACCTTTGTACCATTGTATTACAACTTCATCACCTTCGTGAGTATAACATGCAAGAAGACGTTCACCGTCAACTCTAGTAGCTACCGCAGTTAAGGGGTATAAGTCTTTAAGTTCTGGCAAAGGACAAGGAATATTAGAAATAGTTACAACAACGTTTTGGTTAAACTTGTAATGTAAATATTTAAATGCCTCAGCAATTGCAACCGTGCTTAAACATAATCCTAGAATTAATAATAACTTTTTCATGACGCCCCCGAATAATGATGATAGTAGTAATTACGGATACTTGGCCCGTTCTTCAAGCATTGCGTCTGAGACTTTATAAGACTGTTCAGCTAATACTTTAGGATCTTCTGACCATTTAGAATCAATTAAAGCATGCAATGATTCCATCGCTATGTAATCCCGTAGGTTCATACCAGTCCAGATTTGTTTTTTATTATCTTGACATGGAAATGCTGGTGAATTTCCTGTACTCATGTTACTCTCCTTCATAAATTAAAACCATTAAACCTACCCAAAGTAAGATGATCAATTTAATTGACCACCTTCTTCTTTAAATAAATCTAGTTCTTGTTCTGCAGCTTCTGTTGCAACTTCAAATACACCTCTACGCACCAGTTCTTTAATAGCATAGTCCATTAAAAAAGCTGCTTCTTTAGCATCCACATGAAACTCAAAGTCTAGTGACCCGTCTTTATTCTGCACACAATTTGATATAATCATTTAACCAATCTTCCTTTCCTTTTTGTCTAATCCAAAGAACCTGAGCATTCATCTTAAACTCTTCATCGTTACTATAAGCATCTCTAACTGTGTCAAATAGATGTTGTTCTGTTTCACATTCAGCTAAGAGTTTATCTGCTTTTTTAGTACCAATCTTTTCTATGCCTTTAATGTTATCAGACCTATCACCCATAAGACATTGCTTATAGAAGTGTTTAAGTCCTTCGAACTCAGTAACCTCATAGAATTCATTCTTAACAAAGTTAAAATGTTTACCAGGAATCATAAGAAGATCTTTATCTATAGAACAAATAATAGTATCATCTGTTTGATTTAAGCCAAGTGCATCGTCAGCTTCCATACCATCAATAACTTCTGCATTAAATGTAGCAATAAGATATTGACGAATAGATTCTAACCAGAATGGTTTTTCTTTAGGACGGTGGGCTTTATATTCAGGGTATATACTATACCTAAAGTTATTCTTACCCGTTAAATAAAGATTATACTCAGAAGCTTCGGTACTAACTAGGATATGATCAACTAGATCTTCTGTCCTAGCATACGCAAAGTCCTGAGCATCATCATCTTGTAGCGTACAGGCAACCCTATACGCCACTATATCAGCATCAATAAGTGCTCTCATTAGACTGGGATGTCATCTTCCATGTCATCAAAGTTTACTTCTTTAGTAGGGTTAAGATCCTTAGCAAAGACATAAGCTTCAAACTGTTTAGCAGTTGCAATAACTTCGTCAACAGATTTACCTTGACCTAACAATTCTACTGCAGTAGATAAAGAAGATTGACGAATAATATATACTTGTCGTGCAGCACGTTCTTCTTTAGTTTCATAGTTACTACCTGTTACTCTACCGCCTGCTTGTGCAGCTGCTGGTTTACTTTGTGTAGCCACTGGTGCATCTCCTTCATTACCAATACCTGTCCAATCCCAAAAGCCTTTGGCATTTTTAACAGTTGTTACGTTAACAGAATCGCCTTTAGCTAAACCTTTAATGTGATTAAACACAGAAGGATTACTAAAAGACATTAACTTTTTATTACTTACTTGACCGTTCTCAGTCTTATAAGTTACTTCAATCTCTTGATATGATCTACCATTAGATGAAGCTTTTGTACTAGGTGTTCCAACATCAACAATATTAATTAGCATTAACTATCTCCATGTTACCCCAATTAGGTCCAACTTGACATTCAACCCGCATAGGAAGATTAAAATCAACCCCAAATAACTTCTTAAAGTTAAGAGGGACATCTGTAAAACAACCATCTACTAATTTAACTATACTATTATTATCGCATAGTTTTTCATCAAAGTCAACTATAATCGAATCGTGAACAGTATTAATTAACTTAGCACCTTCTACTTTCTTTAGTCTATTAGATAAACTCACTCTTGCTATAGCCATCAAATCAGCACCGAGTCCTTGCACTGGATAGTTAAGGATTCGTGTGCGGGGCCATTTAGCTTTACCGTATCTTATTTCTGGTTCATAATTGTATACCCTCCCTGTAGGCATAGTTATCTTTCTATCTCTCATAGCTTTTTCAACAATCTCTTTATGCCATTTACCTAAGCCACTATACTTCTTATAGAACTCATCAATGACATTCTGCCAAAAAGATTCTACTTTACTGGTATCCGCAAAGTTTGGATCATTAGCATAACTGTAAGCACTGCCTCCGTAAATGAGACGGAAAACAAATGTCTTAGCAATGAGACGAGAAGGAAGGCCAAAACGACTCTGATTATCGGTATGTTGATCGACATTATTCCATATCTCCTTAATAGCAGTTTCGTCTTGAGAAAGATAAGCTGCACATACCCATTCTAGTGCTTTAGCATCAGCTTGCAACAGCATATCTACTCCCAAATAATTGTTTAATTTCTCCATCAAAGTTCTGTAAGTTAGGTTTAGTTGACGATAGTCTACCTGTCTTAGCAACACATTGATTAAGAACTCCGTGTAACATTCCTTCTTTCCAGTTCATAGTCTTGCGTAGTTCTACTAGTCCTTCGTAGTATGCAGACAATCGTTTCTCTAGTGTAGCTCTAGCTAAGATAAGTTCTATTAGTTCTTTAGCTTTTTTACTACCTTTGAGTGTTCGTAATGTCTGTTCATCGTTAGAGAAGTAACCTTCTTTCTCTAGTTCAGAACCCTTTAAAGGATTGACTATGCGTTCAAAGTCTATGTTATATTCTTTCCATTGGCTTTTTGGTAAGCCCGCTCTAGCCCCTGTTTTAAAAGTACCAACAACTTCTTGACGTCTGACTTTAATAGATCCCCCATAGAGAAGAGCACTAATATGTTCAGTGCTATTAGCATTAAACTCAGGAAGGTTATGATAAGTGTAAAGAATTGAATCAATACGTTCAATATCTTTTTTAGTTTCCTGCCCAAGTCTAATACACTCTGCTTCATTAAATCTAAGACCATTGTATTCCATCTCCTGTAATATTAATAAATCTTGGTTATGTAAACTGATAAGTCTTTGCATTTGTTTTGCGCTAGCTGCAAATTCTTCCATCTGTTTGTCGTATACTTTTTGCGTTAAAAGCAAATCTTGTGTAAGATAATCTTCTAACAAATCTTTAGGAATCTTGTCAGTATCTATCCCATTCTTCCAATAATCAGTAGCAATGATATCAAGTTTACTACCCAAAGCATAGCTGTCAGCAACGCCATTGAGACTTGGATAGGGATGTTGTTGGCCCGTAAGTATAAAATGAGCCAACTGACAATCCCAAATACGCTTATCCATAAAGTTAATTCCATAGCGTCTTAACCAATGCAAGTCAAACTTGATGTTAAAGCCAACAATAATATCGTGACTGTCGATGCTTCTTTGTATAGCGTCAAGTCGTTCTCGGTTAGGATTTCCGCTATAATCAATGTCATATAGATAAGTCCCATCAGTACTATAGAGTCCAACATAACAAAGTTTATTCCTCTCATCAAATGGATTGCCTTTATTGCTTATGGTTGTTTCAACATCTAGTATTAAGCTGCGCAATCGCCTGTTCCTTGGTTTAGTGGATAGAATTTATTTACTGCATCTAACAAAGTTTCATTAGGTCCTACTAAGTCTAGTATATCACCTATCTCTTCAGCAGTCAAGTCTGATCTAACTAGTAACACTGTTTCTATACTCAAAATAAACACTCCTCAAATTCATTTATATTAATCTTAGGTTCTTTATACAATACAGAACCACTAGCGGGATAGTCAAACCATCGTATGATTGTACCATCCCAATCTAGTAATACCCATTTAGTCCATTTAGATATCGACATACCTTGCTATATCCGCTTTAATTAGTACTTGTGTAGAACCATGTCTTAAGTCAGGTAAAGTGTCAGTGTCACCTACTAACTTGTTCTTGCAGATATTAAAATATCTACTACGACTTAAGTTATCTTGTTCTTTACCTATTCCTAGGATCCAATCGGCCTCACCTTGCTTAGCCGTTTTGGATCCGTCAACTTGATCCATTGTTAAAAATAACTTGCCTTCCGCTTCGCCACTTGCTTGCGACACTGCGATGACTGGTGCGTAGGTTTTAGCAATCTCACGAGCCCATTGATAAATTTGTTTAAGTTCAAGATCATTTCTTTCTCCTTTAAATCCCCTGATTTTATCTATCTGATCGAAGATAATTAATGCAGGGTTATATTGTTTAAGTACTGTTTCTATACGAGCTTTATTACTTGAATCTTCAAAGTCTAGAATGTGAATACGATTACCTGTTATTGTATTGTATCGTTCTTTGTTTCTAGCTTTGTCTTCAAACAACTCTTTAAGTGTTAATCCAAGCGTTGCTTGATACACTCTAATGCCAACTTTCTTGCCTTGTTCTTCATTGTTAAACCAAAGTATATCACCGTCAGTTTGAGAGACCATATGAGTAATTTCACTCGCAAGGAATGTAGTCTTGCCCGTCTCAGGCCTAGCAAAGATAAAACCAAAGTCACCTTTACGAAGAGATCCAAGACTCTTATTAAGCCAATCAATACGCCAGCGTAAGCCAGGTGTAGATATCTGTGTGTCATACAAGTTCTCCAAGTCCATATCAACAGGTTTGATTTCTTCTGATTCAACTTCTTGATGTTCAAACTCATTGAATAAGTTAAGAAGATCCTCAGTAGATTTCTTACCACTCTCTACATCTAAAGCCGTCATAGCAACTTGTCCTGCTAGTGAGCGTCTACGATGCTCTTCTAGTAATGACACTATGATATCTTTGTTAGTAGTATCCTGATTAAAGATGTCTTCTATAAGAAGACTTAACTCTTTACGTTCTTGATCACGTAATAAGTAATTACTATTATAGAATATCTCTAATTCATTATTAGTAATAGTAGTACTAGTATTATATTTACTATAGTATAATGATACTATATTAAATAATTTATATATATCATTATAATTAATCTTTATATAATTAATGTTAACATACTTGTAATACTTTGTAAAGAGATTTATATCTTCACAAAACAATTTAATTATTTGTTTCTCTACCATCTAACTCCCTTCTACAGACCACAAAATGCTTCTGTTAATTTCTTGCTATTGTATTTGTTTTCTTTATTGTAAACTTTTCTTTCAGTCATATCCAGATACAAAGGCGTGAGCACAAAGTGATGCACGTCTTTGAGTCTGGTAACTTGTTGTAGATCTGCAGGAAGAAACGACCAAAGGTATTTAGCACGTAGTGCACCAGTAGAATCGTATTCTTCATACAGCCAGGCATCAGGTTGTTTCATTGTTTATCCTTTATAATCAAGTCTATATCGTATGTGCTATACTCTTTAGGATCTTTATCTGTAATAATAACATCAGCATCAATACCCTTTTGTTTTAAATTTCTAGCCATTTTAACAGCGTCAATTGCCTTATCCCTATCCAACCATATCCAAACCTTTTTAAAGCGTTCTAGGATAGTTTCTGTAAGTTTTAGAGGCATACTTGAACCTAGTAGAGGACACCCTGTGTAACTATTATTAGACTTACTAACTTTAATTGCAGATAAAATATCTTCCACTACAACTATTGTATCACTGTTACCATAGAATAGCAAGGGTTTGTTTCCTTTAGACATATACTTAGGACCATCACCAAAGTTTCTAGCTTGGTAATAGTGTGGTAAATACACAAGCACTAAAGCTTTTCTTGACGGACACCAAGTAATGTGATAGGTATCACAATCTTTACTTGTTATCTCGTATTGTAATAACCATTGCATAGGTTCTTTGGGAATGTCAAGTACTAAATCTAAATGTAAATCGTTAGGACATTCTTCGTCGATTGTCATCAATCTTCTGCGAACTCCTTCAATTGTGTTCTTAGATTTCCAATATTTACAACCAAAACAAAACAAGTGATCGTCATACTCAGCCAAATTATCTTTGCTACCACAACTTGGACATGGTATATGACCAATGAATTTACTCATGAATATCCTTAGTATTTATTAACAGATTGACACACGACATAATTGTAAAACTAGAGTATAATATTATCATAGTATAAATTTATATACTATATTTAAAAGGAGCTATACTATGTGGACTAAACCAGCAGCGACAGAAATGCGTTTTGGCTTTGAAGTTACAATGTATGTAATGAATAAGTAATTGCATAACGTACGAATGCAGGCAACCTTCGCGTTGCTCTGCGTTCTACGGATTATCCTTTTTAACTACCTCACCAGTAGACTTGTCAAGTTCATACTCGTAGTGTAGTCCTTCATTACCATTCTGACCAACAGTGTCAATGCGTGATTGTCTTAATATTTTGTGTGGCGTTTCTTTTGGTAATGGATCTACAGTCTTTTGTCTAAAGATACGATCAAAGTTTTCTTCAAACTGTTCAGAGTTAGGTTTAGATTTAATCCAGTCACCAGTTATATCATTCCGAGATGCCATTGAATAGGTCTCCTTGTAAGTCGTCAAGTTCTAGTTCTTCTTCTATGTCGTCAGATTCCCTTAAGTCTTCTCGTTCGAGAGACTCAATGTCATATTCAACATCATGAAAGCAATGATTACATAAGTCTACAAATTGTCCAGTCGTTGCCGACTTTCTTGTAGCTTCGAAATCATTTAAGATTTTATTACAGGCTAAACATCTCATTTAATTGTTCCTTCTTTAATTAATTCTTGTTTAGTATAATTAAATACTTCCCAAAGATTATGTTTAGTATCAATAGTTAATTCAAACTCTTGATTGTTAACCCAAAATGTTGTAGTCATTTACACTCCTTGAAATTTAAACTCTTGTTTACGATATAGTTGTCTAATTTTGTTACAAATAGCGGCATACTGATGGTTTCTAGATTTTAATAATTGTCTAAGAGATTCTTTAGTATGAATCTGATATTCACTTATTTCAGCTTGTATTAAACGACCTGAGTCATTTAAAATACCAATGGTGTTATCATCTATTATTTCTTTTACTTCATAGAAAGTAGCATCATCAAGGTATGTTTCAATATCATGAACCCATTCAAAGTCTTCAGTAATACTATGAAAACTAATTAACTCACCGATTTTAAACATAATTATAGACTCCTGTAGTAATTATAAATTGCTTTTGAATAATTGTCAAGCGTAGTTCCCTCTAATCCTGGGGCAGTATTAATTTCGAATACAAAGAATTTATTATCAATTACTCTGTGTCCGATATCGACTGCACCGAAGTCGAGACCAAGCAGCCTAACCGCTTTGATTGATGATAGTAGTAGCTCTTCGGGCGGGGCTATCTCTGCCCTGGCATAAACCCATCCATTTGCATGGTTACGAATGCCTGTGCCGCCCACGGCACCATTACGCTTACGTTTCATTTGGACATCAAGTATCTTGTCACGGAATACATGGACGCGATACTCATACTTATGTTTAGTCTTGACAGTATATAAGGGTGCATTGATTACTTCATTAGCATTGTTAGCAATGACAATACCACGACCACTATGTCCTGTAGTTGTAGACCTACAATAAATTGTATTACCCATATTAACAAGATCTATAGCACTATCTTTTGATGTAAAGTATATTGGTATATCTTTAAACCCATTTTCATCTAGA